CTTGCCCCGCTGGCGGTTCAGCACCTTGTCGAAGGCACCGGGCAGGATTCGCTCCCGAAAGCCGCCGAGGTCGAGGGAGAGCCGGTTGTAGGGCACCGCCAGGCCACGGATCGCCTCGCGCCCACTGGTGCGCGTCTCGATTTGCAGTTCGCACTCGGGGGCTTCGTCTACGGTCAGGCAGCGGCGTTCAATTTCCATCGGTCTGATCCTCCTGTTCGGCCTGGTCCTCGGCGTCGTCGGCCGGGCTTTCCTCGTCCTCGACGGGCGGCGCTGGCGTCGGCTCCGGTGCCGGTTGCTCCTGGCCAACCTTGTCGAGCGTGGTCATGTTCAACTGAACGAAGTGGCGGTCGCCGTCTGGCCCGATCGGGTTCAGGTTCTCAAGCTCGCGGATCTCGTTGATCGTCATCCACCCGTTTTGCAGGGCCGAGACGTAGTAGGCCGACCGGCTCGCGTGGTCGCCACGCAGCAGGCCGCTCACCGAGTGTTCCGCGAAGAACCGATCGTCCTCGACGATGAGGTCGCGACTTATGGCCGCCTCCCACCGCTTCAGATGAGGCAACAAGCAGTGCTGTACGAATTCTGTCCCTTGAACTTCGATATTTGAATATGTACTGCGGGTGAGATCCTGAATCATGTGAGGCGGCACGCGGAACGCCCGGCAGATTTCGATCACTTGATACTGCCGCGTTTCGAGGAACTGCGCGGCCTCGTTCGAGCCGCTGAGCTCGTGGGCCTTCACGCCGTTGGGCAGGACCGCCGTGCGGAACGCCCGATCTGCGCCTCGGTGCATCCGCTCCCACTGCTCGCGGAGCCGCTCGGCCGCCTCCACCGGAATCGGGTTGTCGCTCTCCAGCACGATGCCGGGCCGGGCACCGTTGCCGAAGTAGGTGCTGCCGTGGGCCTCCAACGCCTGGGCCAGCCCGATCGCGTTCTGGAAAATCTTGTATGTGGGGACCGCCCGAATCCCGTCTTCCGTGGTGAACCGCAGGGCGAAGATCTGCTCTTGGTTGTAGATCGTCTCGCGCCCGTTCGGCTCGCGATACCGATACCGCAGCGTGCCGTCAGAGAGCCGCTCGACTTCCATGCGGCTGGAGTGCAGCGGCCACAGTTCCGAGACGGCACCTCGAGCACCGGGGCGAATCTCGGCGTAGGACGCACCGTAGTGCAGGTACATGCCGGTCATCCAATCCCTGAATTCCTGCGCCGTCTGCCAGGGGTTCGGCTGCTGGTGGAGCAGGCGATACACCGGGTGGGCCGTGGCCTTCGCCTTGCCGCCGTTCGCCATCCGCTCGTACACATGGAGCGGCAGGGCTGAGACGGCATCCGAGATCACGCGGATGCACGCCGTGTAGGCCGAGCAGGCCATGCTGTTGTCAGCGTTGACGCGGATGCCCGAGGGCGTGCGAGACGGCGAAACCTCGGGCCAGTCGATGCCACGCAGGTCGAACATCCTGAAGTCGGCGGCGTTTTCGCTCATATGCTGATGATGTCCCAGTTCGACTGTTGGGTGGATGCCGTCGCGTGCATCCCTGCGGCCATCGTCAAGGCCACCATTCCGTCGATGCGTTCGTGGCTTCGCTGCTTACTCGGCTTGATGTTTTGCCCGTCTGTTTGGATGGCGACGTTTCCGGCCTGCCAAGTCAGCACCTCGTGGCCGCCGTGCAGCAAAAAGCCGCCGACGATCCACGCTTCGATCTGGCGCGCGGGCGCGGAAAGGGAACCGTATCCCTGCCCAAAGCCTACGACCGGCAGACCATCCTCTTGCAGTAGCTGCGTGAGGTGCGTCGAGTTCCATCTATCCACGGCTATGTGGCGAATCGTGTATTTCTTCGCCAAGGCCAGGATGTCGTTCCGCACCTGCGAGTAGTCGGTGACGTTGCCCTGCGTCACGTTTAGCAGCCCCTTCCGCTGCCACACGTCATACGGCACCTTGTCGCGGCGGACCCGCTGCTGAAGGTTCTCCTCCGGTATCCAGAAGTGGGGCTGAACCCAGAAGGTGCCATCGTCCAGCGGGAAGAGCAGGACAAACGCCGTCGTGTCGAAGGTGGTAGCCAAGTCCAGCCCGGCGAAACACTCGCGGCCCGTGAGATCGACGGGGCAGGGACTGTTGCCCTTCGCCCAGTTCTGCATGCTGATCCAGCGCGTATCCTGCTCCGTCCAGCAGTTGAGATAGAGTTGCTTGAAGGTGTTCTCGTAGGCTGGCACCTCGATCGCCCGCTGGCATTCGCTCCGCAGGAAGTCTGTTTTGATCGACACGCCCAGGTTCGGATTAGCCAGCGCCCACGTCTTTTCATCCTTCCAATCCGCATCCGGCGGCGCTGCGTAGATCGCAGGCAGGAAGGTGTCGTCCTTGATGGCACCCGACGCCACCGCCTCGGCGTATTTCCAGATTTCCCAGCAGACGCTCTTGCGGTCGTGGCCCGCCGTCGTGATGTAGACGAGCAGCGGCTGCCGTCTCGCGCCCATGCTCGTGGCCATGACATCGACCAGCTCGCGCCCCGGCTGGGCATGGAGTTCGTCGAAGATCACGCCGTGAGCGTTCAGGCCGTGTTTCGTGAACGCTTCGGCCGACAACGCCTTGTAGGTGCTGTGCGTCTCTTCGCGCACGATGGAGTTGCGGTAGACCTTCAGGCGAGACCGCAGGGCGGGGCTCTGCTCCACGCACACCTTCGCCATCTCGAACACGAGCCGGGCCTGGTCCCGGTCGGCGGCGCACGAGTAGACCTCGGCCCCCGGCTCGTTCTCCAGCAGGAGCTTCAAGGCGATCCCAGCACATAGGCTTGATTTTCCGTTCTTGCGCGGAATCGCCAGCAAACTCGTCCGCACCGTGCGGGTGCCGTTCTCGGTGTGGAACAGCCGCCGCACATAGTCCTGCTGCCAGGGCTCCAGCACGAACGGCTTGCCGCCGAGCTCGCCCTTGGCGTGCGTCAGGTACTTGTGAAAGAACCTGACTGCCATGCACCCCGAGCAGGTGCATTCAGCCGAACATGAGCCGGTCTTCGTCGGTTTCCGCCGGGGCTTGGTCAACGGCGCTCACTCTCGCCAGGGCCGACGCCGTGAGGCCGAACTGCTCCGCGAAGCGGAGCATGTGCAGCCGGGCGTCCTTCTTCCGATACCACGCTGGGTGATTCATCACCCTACCCTTATCGTCCATGAACGTGGCCCCGTGCTGCTTCAACTCCGTCTCGGCCTTGACCATATCGGCCAGGGCATCGCAGTAGGCCGCGAGCGTGTGCTGGTGCCGCAGGCTCATCACCTTCGACGCCTCAAGCATGGGCACGATCCGCGCCCACTCGGCCCGCCCGATCTCGCAGAGATACGACGGCGGCTCGGGAATGCCGGGCGGCGCGTCGATGCCGCTCTTGTGCGGCCCTCGCACGCGGGAGCCTCGCAGGCTCAGGATTGCTTTCGGGGTTGGCTTCCTGCCCTTGCCCATTACGCCACTCGGAGGAACGACGGGAAACGCGGCACGCCGCCGTCAGTAAGTTCCTGAAACTTGAACGTAACCAGCGTGCCAACCTTCGGCGGATCACGCCGCAGCGCGTCCGTCAGCCCTGACGATATGCGAAACTCCGTCCCGTCTTGCAGTTGGGCCACAAGGGCACCAACGCAGCAGGCGTTGCGACCCGTGCCCGATTCATAGCCGACCACCGTGGCCTCGGCATCCTGAAACGTCTTCACCTTCAGGAGCGTGCCGCTGCGCTTCCGCTCGTAGCGACTGCCCGGCTCGCGGAGCATAAGGCCCTCGCCGCCCTCGGCCTCCACGCGGGCAAGTTCTTCGAGCATGTGGCCGTGGCCTTCGCATCGCCGCTGCGGCAGAGCGAAGACCGGGCCACCAGCGCCCACCGATTCAATGAGCGCCGCCTGCCGATCCTCAAACCCGCCGAGGGCCATCGGTGCATCAAACGCCGCGAAGCGGATGGGCCGCCACGCATCGCCGCCACCGTGCGACCGCACGACGCCGACCGTCTGCTGGAACTGGCCGCGACCTATCCACAGTTCGCCATCCAGCGGCTCGCCAGACGGCAGGGCATCAAGGAACCACTGCGGGGCGTGGATCTGCTGGCCCGTGCGCGTCGTGAGCGTGCGGCAATCCCACACCGCCCGCACGCCGTCGAGCTTCTCGCTCATCCACCACCCGGCCGGATCGGAACCGGCCCACGTCTTTGCCAGCAGCACGGCCATTACAGCACCTCCAGGGAAAGATCAGACAGGCGAACCGCCGCCGGGGCACAATCCTGCGGGGAGATCGTCCAGCGATAGACGTTGCCATCGGGATGCCGCGACGGCGGCAGCACCGACTGTGCGGGCTTGCCGCCATACCGCACCTCAATCCCGCCGCGTTTCCGCCATCCGCATGCGGGCAGGTCATCGACCAGGCGGAAGATGCGGTGCTCGCCGCGTCCGCTGGTGTAGGTCGGCGTTGCGGCATTGGCGAGGCCCAGCCGCTCAAGCATCGCGCGGCCATCGGCGTCGTCGAACTCGACATCGACGAGCCCGCCGCGACCGAGCAACAGGCCGACGTTGTAGCCACCGGCAAGCCACTCCGCGATCACGTCGGCAACAGTGGTTGCCATCGTGTGCCACGCCTGGCCGAGCGGAATCTTGCCACGCTTCGACACGCGAACGCACGCCGCGCCGTGACCAAGCAGCGCGAGCAGATCAGCATCAACACAACCGCACGCAGTCACCATGACGCACCTCCGTTGAGCGACAAACATACGCCGATCATCGACCGCTTTTCAATGGGTCGTGAAGTGGATTTCGTGCCTAAAAAACAGGCTCGAAACGCACGCAGAGTGAACAGCCCACGGTGCCCGCAAACACGCGCCACGGGCCGCCGTTAGGGCGCGAATTAGCAGAGGCTCCGACACACTTAGTCGCGCGGCGAAGGCGGCAGATAGAACGCCATCCGCTAGGGGGCACCAATTTCGGCCACATGTGCGTTTCGC